ATTATTTATTATATTATTTATTATATTATTTATTATATTATTTATTATATTATTTATTATATTATTTATTATATTATTTATTATATTATTTATTATATTATTTATTATATTATTTATTATATTATTTTTAGTTATTATTATATAAATATAAAGAATAAATATTATATATATATATTAATGTATTCTGGATATCAAAATATTGTAAGTAATATAATAAACACTAATAATTTAGATTTTAAAAGTAATAAATCATATAATTCTATATTAGAACATGTTTCATACGAACAAGGTAAAAGTTATATATCTTTAATAATCAGAATTATAAATGAAGAATTCAAAGAAATTTCATTTGAAAATATAAATAATTATTTACTAATGAATGATAAATATGGTAACCCAACAAAACACAAATTTATGTATAATAATTTTGAAATAAATTGTAGTCCAACATCATTAAGATATGTTTTTCATTCATTATTGATTTTAAAATATTTTAAAAATGTAAACACAAAAAAAATTGTTGAAGTAGGTTGTGGTTATGGTGGATTATTTTTAAGTATTAATCATTTTGCAAAAATATTAAATGTGGAAATTGATAAATATTATTTTATTGATTTACCAGTAGTTACAAATTTAATTAAAAAATATCTTGAATTACATAACAACAATATTAATATTAATTATTCAATTGAGTCAGCATATAATTATGGCACAGATATAAATGATAATGAATTATTTTTTATCTCAAACTATTGTTTCACAGAAATTGAAGAAGTTCATCGCAATAATTATATTAAACACTTATTACCAAAAACATCAAATGGATTTATTATATGGCAGACAGTTTTTAATCTACCAATTAATATGGTAAATATTATTAATAAAGATATAAAGTATATAACAGAAGAAACACCTCAAACAGCATCAATTGAAAAAAAAAATTATTATGTTTATTTTTAATATAAATAAATATTATTTTATTATAACAAAATGGATTTTACATTTGGTATAATAACTAGTGGTGGATATGATTATTTTATAAATGAAATTATTCAATCAATAATTAATAATAATATTCCTAATTATGAAATACTTATAGTAGGTAATACAAAAATAAATAAAACAGATAAAATTAGGATTTTTGAGTTTAATGAGAATATTAAACCCGGATGGATTACAAGAAAGAAAAATATAGTTGTACTAAACTCCAAATATGAAAATATAGTTTTATTACACGATTATGTTAAATTATGCGATAATTGGTATAAAGGTTTTTTGAATTTTGGGAATAATTTTGATTGGTGTGTAACAAAAATAATAAATAAAGACGGTAATCGCTTTAGAGATTATACCTTATTCCCATATGAAGTAGATTATTTAAATATTTTTTATTCACCAGGAAAAGATATTGATAATTATTTTAATAATAATTGTTTACTTCCTTATAATTTTATAAATAATAAAAAGACAAATAAGTATATGTATATTTCTGGAGCATATTATGTAATAAAAAAAACAGTTGCTTTAAATAATTTACTGAACGAAAGTTTAGTTCATGGTAAAGGTGAAGATGTTGAGTATTCAAAAAGATTACACTTAAAAGGATTTATAATTAAATGTAATTACAATTCAACCGTTGAATTATTAAAACAAAAGGATTCAATTCATTGGGAAAAAGAAATAAACTCATTTTATTTAAATAAATTTATTATGCATTGTGAAAAAAATTAATATGTATAAAAATAAAATAGTTTGTTAATAAATTCACTAGGAAATTTTTTATCAATCAATTCATCTTCATTTAATGTTCCAAACCAAATTGCTACAAAAAATGGAAAATAGTACGAAGCATTTTTAAAATCTTCTTCATATTCTTCTTTTGAATAATTTATTATTCCATTTTGAATTAGTTTAATATAATAATATTCTTTAAATAAATTTTTATATATTTTCATTTTTTTAAAATCAAAACTTTCTATCATAAAGAATACTAAATCTTGTACACCTTTTCCTAATATTATATATTGCCAATCAATAAATACAGGATCATATGTGTCTCCAATTATTTTATAAAATATATTTGCTGATTTAACATCACCATGACAAAACGTTAAATTTTTATCACTTAATTTTTGTTGTATACTTGAAAAATTTTTATAAATATATTCTGCGTATTTAAACTGATTTTCTGTTAATTGGTTTTGCCATTTTTCTTTAAATATATTCCATTTTGATTTAATAAAATTATGCCAAAAGGGATTAAATAAACTATCATTATTCTTTTTTAATAATACAAATTCTTTTATATTTTTTTCCCAAAACATAGAATGCATTTTTGACAAATTTTCTATTACCCTAAGAGAGACATTAATGTCTTCGTTATTTAAATTTAGATTAAGTCTATGTTCATTATCATTTATATTTTCAAGTAATACTCCAATATTTTTATTATTATCGTCACTTATTAAACCATAAAATTTTGGTGTCTTAACAGGAACAATATTTGATATATTTTTATAAAAATTATATTCACGATTATACAATTCTAATTCATTTGACATTTTTGATAGGAAATTCTCATTTTTATTTTCCATTTTAGCAACACAATTAATTATTTTACCTTCTGAATATAATTTAACATCAATTACAACTGATATAAATCCTCCTTTTAATTTTGTATTACTTATTTCAATATTTTCAATTTTAATATTTTTTATAGAGTTAATAATATATTTTTTAATAGAATTATTTTCATAATAATTATGTTCTAATATAATATTTATATTAAAATCATGAAAATCTTTCATTGTTATATTAGCAAAAGATTTTAATAATTCACTAGAACTATAAACTGTTTCAATTCCAATAATACATCTTGGAGAAACGCTATATGCACTTAATAATCCGGTTTTTGAATCTTCAAAAATTATTGCTTTATCATTAGTACAATTAAATGTATCAATTGCTCTTTTATATGGATCAGGAAATGGTTTTGGATTATTACATTCATTACCTACAATAATAAATTCAAAATACTTTGTCAAATTTAGAGAAGACAATATCACTTCAGATACTTCTCTATTACAGTTTGTTACTATTGCTATTTTATGTCCATTTTTTTTTATTAATTCAAGCATATCTTTTACTCCACTTATTAAAGTAATATCACCTATATTTTTTATAAATAATTCGTCTTTTTTCTTTGATAGTTTATCTAGTGAATAATTCTTGTCTTTTAGTAAATTTTTTAAAACAGAACCATCGTTATTGCCTGTTATGTAGGTTTTAAATAAGTCTTCAGTAAGATTATAATTATACTCCTGTAATAATTCCTTCCATATTTTAAAATATATGTGTTCTGATAATACAAGAGTTCCGTCCAAATCAAATAAGAAACTATATGTTCTATCTATGTAATTTTTAACCTGTTCAGGTGTTCCAAGATTAAAAACAAATTCACTATTTAGTTTAACTCCTATAAATAAATTTTTATCTCGCACCATTTTGTCAATTATACATGAAGTATAAAATTCATTATTAAATGTAATATTATTTTCAATTACATAATTTGAATATTTATTTAATTCATCTATATTTTTAAAACAGTAAATTCCTGTATTAGCTTTATTACTTATCTTTACCTTCTCGGCAATATTATTTATAAAATTATTTTGACCAGTCTCTATATATGAATATATTGGGTTTTCATCTTCATTTATGGTATAAAACACAGCATTTTCCTCAATATTTCTATATAATGAAATAACATCTTCTGTATAAAATGTATCGCAGTCGAATAACATTGTTTTTTTATTATCTGTTAATGTTCTAATTTTTTTTAATCCTTCAAATATTGTTTCCGCAGCACCTCTTGTTTGAAAATTTATTTTAATAAAATTTACATAAGGATATTTTTCAAGCATTACATTTTTAAATAAAGTGTCATCAATATCATAATATATAATAAAGACTTTATCATCTTGCGTAATTTTTAAGTTATCTAAAACATAAGAAATCATTGGTTTACCCAAAATGTTTATTAGTGGTTTTTTCTCTTTATAACCACAGTTTAAAAATCGTTCCCCTTTTCCTCCAATTGGAATAATAATATTCATTTATAATATTATTATTATTATTATATATATTTAATTATTAATTATAACGATTTATTTATTATAAACATTATATCATCCCATCTATTTTGTTATTCCTTAAATTATATTATGAATATTCTTAATATTTTCAAGGAATATTTTTTATAACATTTATTTATATAAATTATAAAAATTTAAAGTTTATATATATAATATGTTAAAAGTTGCTATTGTCTGCAATTGTTCAACCGAAAATAATAACTATTATTTTACACCAAGTTATTTAAAAAATATTGGGAACTATCCTCATGATTTAATTATTGTACATATAAATTATAATTTTATTAATAAAGATAATTTGATTAATAAAGAAGGTGATATTATTTATATAAATAAAATTTTAAAAGATGGAACAGAAATACCCAATAGAGGTTATGGTTCTTATAAATATGTATTTGAACAATTTGAAGAAAAGTATGATGTTTTTGTATTTATGCAAGAAACGTGTGTAATTAGGAGAAATAATTGGTTAAAAGATGCTATAGATATATTAAATTTCTCAGAACACATAGGATTTTGTGCTTCACAAATATTTAATGGAAATGACTTAAATTGTTTTAGTACAAAATATCCCCATAAAACACATATGCGTGCGCCAGGTCCATTATTTATTAAAACAATTTATCTCAAACAAATTAATTGGAATTTTAATTCAGACCATGAGGGTGAAATGATAACTGGTAATTTATTAGTTGAAAAAACTGGTTGTATTGGTATTCAAATAGGAAATAAAATTAATTTTGCTTATGATACCTTAGGAACACCTCCCATAATAGGTATAGAAAAAGCTGTAAAAAGAAGTAATTACAATCATATTACTCAAATATTAGAAAATATGTTTTTTTTAAATAAAAAGGGCTTGGATAATTTTAATAGTGAAGAATTTTTTTATTTTGAAAAATTATATAATGATTTAAATGAAGAACAACGTACTTTATTAAATATTCAATCTCCATTTAGTCACATTCCATTATTAAATATATTTAATGATATTCAACCATTTAATAATCTTATTTATGGAAATTCGGTTTTGAATGCTATAAAAAAATTAGGGAAAAATGTTATTAAGATAAATAATAATACATTTATACTAAATATACCTAAATATTCCAATTAAATTTATTTAATGTTTATAGATATTATTTTTCGATTAATTTAATATATTAATAGTATTGTATATTATAAATAATGAATCATTTTGAGAATATTCGAAATTTTATAAAAAATAGTTCAATGAACTGTTTAGAAATTGGAGGCCCAACATTATTATTTGGAAAAGATTTTCCGTACACTATTTATAATTTGTTTAATGAGATTGATAATATTAATTTATATAATTTAAAAGATTCTTTTATAACTATTAAAACAAGTAATGATAATAATATTTATACAGATATTTATACAAATATATCTGATATTGAAAAAAAATACAATATTTTAATTAGTTCACATGTTATTGAACATATGGCTAACCCAATTAAAATATTAAAAAACCTATCTAATTTATTAGATAATGAATCTTATATATTAACCATTTTACCTAATAAAAGTCAATTTTGGGATAAAATACGTGAAACTACAAAAATTGAACATATTATTAATGATTTTATAACCAATGTAGGAGAAGATGATAAAACACACGAAGAAGAAAATTTATTAGTTGAACATCCATATAAAATATCAATAAATCATCCTGATAAACCTAAAAATATTTCATATGAATATATGGTAAAAAATAATATTAATTATAGAATTATACATCATCATTGTTTTGATTTAAATTTATGTATTCAGTTACACGAATATTTAAATTTTGAAACATTGTCATGTTTTATTCCACCGAACGATCCATTACAAATTATATATTTTGGTAAAAAAAATCTGCGGAGTGTATTTACACCTTTAGACAATTAAAATGCGTAAATATTTATGTATTTTTATTAACTTTTTCTAAATAAAGTTAACAAATGAGTAACAATTTCTAAAATTATAATTTTCTAAACTTTTTCAAAATCGGCGTTTTAAATGTCCAAAGGTGTAAAATAGAATGTATCCTTAAAGATGTAAACCTTCCATTTTAGAAGCATTATTTTTATTTATTGGATAAACATTGAATATTTCATTATATATTGTTTACTATAATTAAGTATTAAAGATAGTAAAGTAAATAATTTACTATTATGGAGTTGCTTATTTTTTATTTAACTGATAATAGAAGGCATTTTACTTTTCCGCATTTTATTGAAATGATAAATAAATCTGAAAGAAAAAATAAATTTAAGCTTTTAATACTTACACATACAAATGATACTAATTTTTACATTGAACAATTACAAAAAAGTGATATTTGTTATGATATTAAAAATGTTCCAGAAAATAATAATTACTTAGTTAAAGTTAATTATGCTTGTGAATATGCTGAAAAATCATCTATACCATATCTTATGAAATGTGATAATGATATTTTTATCAAGAGTCAAACATTGGATTATATGATTGATAATTTAAATTTACTAGAAAATTCAAGACATTTAACATTGGGACCTGTTTTAACATCAGGAATACCAGGAATTGAATATTTTAAAGAAGAATTTTTAGATGAAGTAGCTCAAAAACAAATCGAACAAATGTTTTTAAAAACCACTTTTTACAATAGAGATGGAGCTTCTTATGAATTTTTAAATCAAAATACATTATGTTCCAATGAATGGAAAAAGGATGATTTTTTTAATAATGTAAAATCTATGAATCATCATTACAAAGGAATACATCCCATAAGAATAAATGAAGAATCATTACAGTTTTTAAATACATATATAATTAATAATAAAGAAAGATTTATGAAAAATTATGAATTAAGCATTATTGATAAAGATAAATCTGCTTATTTATGTAATAGTGTTTTTTGTATTAAAACAGATACATATAAAAAAATTATATCGAATAAATCATTATATGTTGATGATTTTGAAGAAGTACCTGTAAATAAATATGCTTGGTTTAATAATATGAACCATTTATTTGTTAAAAATGGGTTTGCTATTCACATGTATTACAATTGGAAATCCAATCATATTTCATATGAACAAGATTTTTGTAATAAATTTTTTAATAGTTAATTTAAATAAATACTTAAAATATTTGTAATTATTTAATTTATGTCAATTACTTTTTCTAGTTGTTTTTATATAATAAAATCAAAATTTGATCCAAGAGTTTATATTGAATGGATGAATAATTTAATTTCAATTGTTAATAATTTTAATTTGGTTATTTATACAGATGAAAATAGTTACAAATATATTGATACTAAAAATAATCCAAAAATTAAAATAATTATTAAACCTTTAGATAATTTTTATAATTATAAATATAAGGATTATTGGATTAAAAATCATGAAAATAATTATTTGTTAAATGATAAATCAAGTTGGCAACTTAATATGCTTTGGTCTGAAAAAATACAATTTGTAAAAGAAACTTATCAAAATAAATATTTTGATACAGAATTTTATGGATGGTGTGATATTGGTTATTTTAGAAATAGACCAGGAGATACACATACTAATAAATTAAATAATTGGGGTAATATAAAAGGTAATTTAAAAAATTATGCTAATAAAATTTGTTATGCTTGTATCACAAATGATGATGGTTATATAAATTTTTTACATAAAATTGTTAATACTCGTAATGATATTGGTCTACCAATTACACCTATTCCTGCACATCAAAATTCAATAGCAGGTGGTTTTTTTATGTTGAATAAAGACAATGTTGACTGGTGGACTACAACATATGATAATAGATTAAAATTATATTTTGAGAATAATTATCTTGTTAAAGACGACCAGATAATATTAGTAGATTGTATTCTCTCAAATTTAGATAGATTTACTTTATTTAGAGAGAATATTAATAATCTCGATAATTGGTTTATGTTTCAAAGAATTTTAAATTAATATACTATATAAAATGATTAGCATATTAATGCCTATATATAATGGTATTGAATTTATTAACGAATCAGTCCCATCTATTTTACAACAGACATATGGCGAATGGGAACTTCTAATTGGTATTAATGGTCATCCCGAAAATTCTGAAATATATAAAATTGCAAAAGCATTTGAAGAAAAAAGTGACAAAATTAGAGTATTTGATTTTCATAATATAAAAGGAAAAGCTAATACTCTAAACGAAATGATTAAATATTGTAAATATAATTATGTAGCATTATTAGATGTTGATGATATATGGTATCCACAAAAACTCGAACTTCAATCTGTTTGGTTAAATAATTATGATGTTATAGGAAGCAATTGTGTTTGGTTTGGTGATAGGCCAGGTATTATACCAGCTATTCCACAATATGATTTTAGTAACTACAATTTTGCTAATGTTAACCCAGTAATTAATTCTAGTGTAGTTGTTAGAAAAAAATTATGCTGGTGGGATTCTAAATTTGATGGTTTAGAAGATTATGATTTGTGGATTAGAATTAGAAAACAAAATAAAAAATTTTATAATTGTCATCAAATATTGGTAAAACATAGAATACATAATACATCTGCTTTTAATTCTGGAGGCAAAAATAATATGAAAGTTCCTGATTTATTAAGGTATCATAATATAACAAGAGAAGAAGGTAAATCTATAGATCAAATAAAATATGAGCATTTAAGCCGTTAAACTTGTATTATATTCCATTCTTTAGGACATAAATCTTTTGTATTATTTCTAGATATCTCTCCAAACCATACTGACGGATAACAAACTATTTTGTCTGACCAAGAATTAAAGTATGCTGCCCACCAACTAAAAGAACTATTTGCTATAATATTATGATGACAACAACTCATAAATAACATTTGTTCCCAATCTTCTAGTTTATGCTCTCCTCTTATAAATTTATAATTTGGAAATTCTTTTTCAAGACCAGTAATTGTTCTCATAACATCATCTATGTCTGTATCTTCACAAAAATATAATATATTATATGATTCATTTGTTCTATTTTTAATAAAATTTAGAGAGTTTTTATAATAATTATATGTTGCTAATGGATGAAAATCTTGTACTTTCTTATAATCACCTAATCTAAAATGCATACTAATACAATTTTTTAAATATTCATCATTTAAATTTAATTTTTGTATAAGTTCATCTTTCATTTTTCCTAATCCAATAACTCGACATATCATTTCATAATTTTCATGAAAATATTTATAACTTTGAAAATACCCAAAAATCAAACAATTTCTTCCGATCATTTCATAAATAGGCAACTCATTAAAAGTAAAGTCTTTCTCTCTAATTACATGAATCGGTTGTGGAATATTATCAACTAAAAAGGGTTTTAGCTTACTAAAAAAAGAGTTCCAAAAGGTATTTCTTATAGTAGTTGAACCGCCACCTAATGTAGAAACATTAATAAATTTAAATTGGTTTCTGCTCTTAATAGCATAAGATATTGTGGAAAAAATTTGAAATATTTGGTTACCCAAACCTCCCATTAAATTACATGTTATCATGATTATAAATATTTATGTATTTTTGTATTTAAATATTTAAATTGATTAATCAAAATATATATTTATAAAATTGATTATAAAAAATACATAAAATTTACAATGAAATAATATAACAATGTTTACCACTATTTATAGACCAAAAAAGATTGAAGATTTTGTAGGAAACCAAAATATTATTAAACCATTTATTCAATGGTTATTGGAATGGGAATCAACAAATAAGAAGAATAAATGTGCATTAGTCTCAGGATTAACTGGTATTGGTAAAACACTTTTAGTCGACTTAATTTTAAAGAGGCATGATTATAATATTATAGATTTATCTCTAGAAGATGAAAGAGATAAAGATTATATGAATAATGTGATAAAACCAATTTTAAAAGCAAAGAAAACATTTGATGGTCAAGAAAACGTGTTAGTAGTTAGTGAAATAGATGCTGGCGGTGATTATGGTTTTATATCATCTTTAACAGAATGTATAAAAGAAACAAAGATACCAATTATTTGTATATGTAATAATAGATTTGATCAATCAATAAAGCCAATTTTGAATTATTGTTTTGATATAAAAATGACAAAACCAAGTTATCAAGAAGCATATAGATTACTCTACAATATTGTAGTGACAGAAAAAATAAAGATTAAAGAACAAGAATTAAAAGAGTTGTATGAACAATCAAATGGAGACATAAGGTTTATAATAAATACATTACAATTTGGAATGCGTAAAAGTAAGAAAAATATTCAAAGTTCAAATATATTTGATACAACGGGAAAAATGTTATCAATGGATGAAACAATAGATAGCAAATATGAAACATATTGGTTGGCAAATGATTTGCATCCATTAATGATTCAAGAGAATTATATAAGTAATATTTTAGGTATAAATGATGAAGTAAAAAGAGTAGATAATTTAGCTTATTCGTCACATGCTTTATCAGATGCCGATTTATTTGAAACCCAAGTAAATATGGCAAACTGGGAGTTTGAGCCTCATGTAGCATTAAGTGTAATAAATGCTACTTCGAAATGTAATAAGAAAACAATGATAAAATTTCCACAATTCTTAGGTAGAACTTCAACAATCAATAAGAATAAAAAAGAAAAAATCAAATCGGAAGCATTTAAAAATGTTGTTGAAGAACAAAACCCAACAACAAAAAAGGTAACAGAACAACCAAAAGAGAAGAAGCCAAGAGGTCGCCCAAAGAAGACAAAATAATATATTCTTAAATGAACTTAAAGACGGAATACTACATGATGAAGGGAATTTATTGATTTTCTGAAAAAAAGGTCAAATTTTAGTCCCTACATATGAAGAGAAAAGAAAGAGATTCAATTTTTGAAAAGTATTTTAGCTTTTCAAAAATGGACAAAAAAAATGTCCAAAATTGGATAGTCAAAACACTTCTTACTGACGAAAAATTTTGTCTTGATAAAAAAAAAATATCGTCACAAATTAAACTGAATGTTAAAAATTTTATGGTCATATTTTTTTATATTAAAATATTGATTTAATTAATTTAGGATATTTTGAGATAAATATTTAAAAAAAATCTTAATATGTATTATAAAATGCCAAAAGATATTGTAGATTATTCGCAAACCATAATTTATAAAATATTTTGTAAGAATGAATTAATTGAAGATATTTATATAGGTCATACGACAAATTTTACAAAAAGAAAATATCAACATAAAATATCTTGTAATAATGGTAATAAATTAAAAATTTATGAAATTATAAGAAATAATGGAGGTTGGGATAATTGGGATATGATTGAAATAGCTAAATATAATTGTAAAGATGCTACAGAAGCTAGAATAAAAGAACAAGAACATTATAATGAGTTAAAAGCATCTTTAAATGTAAAGCCGCCTTATATTGATAAAAAACAATATTATTGTTTTGCTTGTAATATACAATGTCAATCACCAAACCAATATTATACACATATAAACAGCAATAAACATAAAGATATGATATATAGCCAAAGTGAAACATCTGAAACAGATTTATCGCTAAAAGTCGCTAAAAATCACCATTGTGAACTATGTGACTATAATACGTTTAAATTTACAGATTATAAAAAACATTTACATACGTTAAAACACAAAAATAGAGAAAATGAAACACTAGTAACAGATTTGTCGCTAAAAGTCGCTAAAAATCTCCAATGTATATGTGGAATGAGCTTCAATAATAGAACTACATTATGGAGACATAAAAAAATTTGTAATGGACTTAATGCTTCAACAAATATTATTACGACCGATCTAGTTATGGAGCTGATTAATGATAATAAAGAAATGAAGCAAATCATATTAGAGCAGAATAATACTATAAGTAATTTAGTTAAAAATGGTATAGTAACAAATAATAATAATAACACAACTACTCATACAAATTCACATAATAAAGCATTCAATCTTAATTTCTTTTTAAACGAAACATGTAAAAATGCCATGAATATAACTGATTTTGTGGATTCCATTAAATTACAACTAAATGATTTGATGGAAGTTGGAGAACTAGGATATGTAGAAGGTATTTCTAAAATAATTGTGAAAAACTTAAATGATCTAGATGAAACAGAAAGACCAATACATTGTACAGACAAAAAGAGGGAAACAATGTATATAAAAGACCAAGGAGAATGGTCAAAAGAAGATGAAGAAAAGAAGAAAATAAAGAAGGTTATAAATACAATAGCAAATAAAAATATAAAACTTCTTCCACAGTTTCGAGAGAAATTTCCCGAATATAATAATTCATCTTCGAAAGTATCAGATACATATGACAAGATGGTTATTGAAGCGATGGGTGGTTCAGATGATAACTCAGAAGAAAAAATAATAAAAAATATTTCAAAGGTAACAACAATTTTTAATAAAAGTCTTTAAATTGTTTTAAAATATATTAAATAAAACAATTTAAAGAATTAGGATTTGTAAACTTTCTACATAATGTTTATGCTTAGTGCTTCTTAAATGCACTGCTTTACCAGAACATCTAACTTCAGCACCACATTCGCATACAAATATTTGTTTTTGTTTTTCTAATATTTTCTCTTTATTTTTTTGATACCAACTATCCTTATATTCTTTGATTTTATCTTTATTTTCTTCCACATATTGTTTAGTCTTTAATTTAATTTCATCTTTA